CTAATTTAAGTAATTGCAAAACTGCTCTTGCTGAGTCTTTCTTCTACTGTTCTCGGGATTTGCGATTTCCATCAGCTTATCTACGGACTCTCTGTTCGCACAGTAGATCTTTCCTCAGAATGTTCTTCAAATTTTGATTGTGTCTTTAAGTTTACGTCGCGTTTAAAGTTTTACGGACAATTTGAGCACTGCTCACGCGAGTTGTCAAATTTAACCCTATACCCAGGGCGATGGAGACATAATTATTGTATGAAGCAAAGATTTATCAATTGGCTTTTCCTTAGACCTTCACAGAGGAGCTTTGTTGGTTTCCTCTAAGAAACCAACTTTCTTTTAACAAGTTTTCATTATGGCCACAATTACAGTTTTTACGAATGTTCGCAAGTGCCTTATTGAAGATTGCCAAGCTAAACCCGCAGGATTTTTCTCCATGTGGAATCATATGAAAAACAATCACAAGGATAAATTTCTTGTGAAGTGCATGTGTTACAAAATCGTTAATGATTGGTCTTCTCATGAAGAGGAGTGTGCTTTTCATCAGCCCCAATTTTGTGCACAGTGTGACAAGAAATTCAAGGATTACGAAAGATGCATGAACCATTATGCTAATTCGAAATGTACTCGTCCACAAGCCCAAAGTTTGGGTCAAAAATCACTTGAAGAAATTCGCATCCTATGTCGAGATAACAACTATAGACGTAGGCTTGTGAAGTCATTGATTTTGACCAGTGACATTTCTAATGAGAACTGTCTCTTGCGCAAACTAGATTTGCCGCATTGGCCCGCTTTTAAGAGTACTGCTCCACGAAAACATCTAGTGAGCTTTCAATTGAATTTTGGTCCACGCGTCACAATACATCGTGGCGAAAAAGAGGCTCAAGCACTGTGGCAAAGGATTGCTCCGTTTGTTAGTGTTGAGGCCCAAGCTCAAGCTCTTTTTGGGCTTAACGTGTCTCATACTTTGCAGATGCAAGATCCCCTTCTTGCTGACATGTTCACCAGCTTGACTGCCTTGCTGAAGAAGATGAGTGCACCTTCTACCATGATTTCTATGGTCATGAATTTGGCCTGTAAACTTGTTTACTTGTTCAAACTTGATATGAATGATACTCTTGCACGAACCACTTGGTTCATGGATGTTGCTCTCACGTTTTGCTTCGGTAGTGAAGTTCTCGAGATGTTGATGTCTCGTGTTGCGGCCATTTTTGCCCGCCCTGTCACGCAAGGTCCCAACTTTAGTGCATGGGCACAGGCACTTGTTGCCATACTTTCTGCTCTTCTCTTTGGTGCACTTCCATCCAGTGAGTTTATTTCCACGCTTGTCAAGTCTGGAAACATTGCTCGTGGAGTTATGAACCTTTGGGGATTGTTTGAGAAAGTTCTCAGCAGTTGTCTTCCTGGTCTGTATAAGTGGGCCACTGGCTATCCGTTGGAGATTGGCGAGCTTTCCGAGTATTTCTGTGAGATCAAGGAGTGGTATACTGAAGTTCAGGAACTTACTGCTCTAGATCGCGACCGAGAGATTGCTATGGATGAGGATGCTTGTCGTCAAGTTGAATTGTGCTACCGTCGTGGTTTGCAATTTTCAGCTATGGCTCAGGAAATGCGGTTGGACCTCAAGATGATTTCATCGCTCAATGCTCACATGGCAGCAATCAAGATGGTTTATGACCGTGCTCAACAGTCAGGTGCTTTTGTTGGTGGTCCTCGTGCTGAGCCATTAGTTATCCAACTATATGGAGGATCAGGCGTTGGTAAGTCACACATGATGACACCACTGGCTCTTGAACTTCTCAAAATTGATGGCATTACTGATCCTAAGAAGTGGAATCAAGAGATTTATTCGCGTGCGAACGAGCAAGATTTTTGGGATGCATATCGCAACCAGAAAGTTTGCTTATTCGACGATTTTGGACAAATGCGCGATTCTGTTGCTCAACCCAACTTAGAGTTTTTCTCTCTAATTCGAATGGGTAACATCGCCCCATGCCCACTTCACATGGCAAACCTCGCTGAAAAGAACAAGACCTATTTTACATCAAAGGTTGTTATTCTCACTACCAATACGAGGTTTTTGGATCCTGTTTCTTTGACTTATCCTGAGGCTGTTCGTCGGCGCATTGATGTCGCTGCCCACATTAGGGTTAAACCAGAGTTTGCTAATGCACATGGTGGAGTTGATCCTCGCAAAGTTCAGGGCATTTCGACTGCTATTTATGAGATTAGTCTCATTGACCCAATGACGGGCAATTATTCTCATGATGCTGATATGACATATGAACAGTTTGTACAACTATGCTGCATACGTTATGTCAAGAAGATCAAACAATCGAAAACGACTCTGCAACACTATCATCAATTGGCTGCCGCACCTCCATTGTTCCCTCAATATTGTGATCAGCCGGTTCCCGAAGCTGTACCACATTTTTGGTATGTTTAAGAAAGAACAAAATGTTCCAACAATGGTTCACCAAAGAGTTAGGGACAATATTGAGGTCGCCACTGTTGAAGAGCTTAACTGGTTTTATTGGAATTACGAGGATTTCTCCGAGTTCTTCCCTGAGGAATTTACTGAGATCATTGAGAATTTCTCTGTTAGCTCAATGCATGCTGATATCCAAGCTATGTCAGATGCCTGCACTGAGGAATTTCGGGAACTCTTGTTGACCAATTTGCCAGAGGATCTGACATTTGTTTGTGCGGCTGCGAAGGAAAATTTGCAAATGGCACAAGCTTTGGGTTTGAGCGAACTTCATGCAAGCGTTTGGCGCATTTTCTCTTTGGGGCAAATTCGACGCAAGCGCACTTGGCATGATCGTTTTTTGGATTCGTGGTCCAGTTTTACTTGGGACCCCTCCGCTTTCTTGCAAAAGGCTAAGGAAGTTTTGGAGGCGCATCCCTATGTTGCTGGATTGCTTCTCGTTGCTCCGCTTGTTGTTGGCTTGTTTAAGACATTTATGAGTGATCGTAAAGAACCGGAGGTTGATTACCTTGCTCCAATTTTTGTCGAAGAGGACGCTGCAACAGGCACATACTTTATCAATGAGAACCCTTCACCTGAAGATCTCGCTGCACATGGATGTGAAATTTCCTCTTCCGGGGATTCAAAAACTTTCAAACCAGTGGTGAGGAAGGTTGAGATTGCAGCTTCTGGTGATCCAAAAACCGCCAAGAGTGTTATACGGAAAGTCGAGATTGCCGCATCAGGTGACCCAAAGACTGTTAAGAGCACGCCTCCTAAGGTCGAGGGCCGAACTGAGTTGCAGCGCGATCCAAATACTTTCAATGTTGCTTTGAGATTGATCAACAACGTCTATTCCATTACTTTGCGTAAGCAGGGTAAGAATTTAGCAACTTTGCGAGGATTTTTCGTCAAGGGCCGAATTTTTATGACCGTGCGACACTTGTTACCCTTCTTGGCTGAGAGTGATGAAATCAACATTTGGAATAAGAATCTTCCCGCTGGCTTTACCATTCGTGTGAAAGATATCAAGATAGTTGAGATCATGGATCGTGGGGGTCATCCAAAGGATCAGATTCTGATGGAACTTCCACGAAGCGTCACAGACCATGCTGATGTTACTGGAAGTATCATTAATTCTAATGAGATGTCCAAGTTTGTCAACATTAGAGGTGTTCTCATTACTCCTGATCGTTCGGGATTTATTCAGCGCTTTGGCGATGTCAAATCACGTGACACACCTCTCCAGTATGGGGATGACCAAAATAATGTCTTGACTTTGAGGAAGTGTTACACTTATGACATGGAGACTGGGCAAGGCGATTGTGGTTCTCCACTCTTGATCATCTCGACCCAGATTTCTCGCAAGATTATTGGATTCCATGTTGCAGGTAATGTTGGACACGGATTTTCCACTCCACTCAATGCTGATGAGATAGAACATGCTTTGAAGCAGCTTTCGCAACTGGCTCAAATCAGCTTGCCCGTGGAAGCGGTTTCGCATTTGTGTCCACAAGAGAGTCTCGTCTTGCCAGCAGGAAATTTCGGTTTCTGTGGAAAGAGCGAATACTCTGTTGTTGGTTCGACCAAGACTAAACTTCGACCTTCACCAATTTTTGGACTTGTTACTCCACCAATTACCGCGCCGGCTCCACTTGGAACCATTGAGGTTGATGGTGCTAAATTTGATCCAATGTTGAAGGGTTTGACCAAGTGTGGTGTCATGTGCGCTCCCATCGACGACGATTTCCTCAACGTTGTTAAGAATGATGTTCAGCGGAACTTTCGTCCAGATGTCGAACGGCAGCGTGTTCTAACGAACTGGGAGAGTGTTGTCGGAATTGCCGGAGATGATTTTGCTCCTCCGATGAAGAGAACCACTTCTCCGGGATACCCATTCCGCAAACAAAACTCCCTACCAGGCAAGACTTTTTGGCTTGGGAGTGATGATTATAAATTGGATGCGGATATGGAGCCCCTCATGGATCAACGTGTTGAAGCTGCAAGGCAAGGTGAACGTTTCCCGACTGTGTGGACAGACACTCTCAAAGATGAGCGGAGACCTTTGGATAAAGTGGCGCAAGGAAAAACTAGAGTCTTTTCTGCTGGACCAATTGACTACACTCTTGTGTTTCGCAAGTACTTCTTGGGATTCATTTCTCATGTTGCACACAATCGCAACGTGAATGAAATCTCAGTTGGCACCAATGTGTACTCTACCGATTGGTCTGACATTGCATTGCTCATGCAGAGCAAGGGACAGAAAGTGGTTGCGGGTGACTTTTCCAACTTTGATGGAACATTGCACATTGACGTCTTGTATCTTATTCTTGACATCATCAACGATTGGTACGATGATGGTCCGGAGAACGCTTTGATTCGCCTCGTTTTGTGGAAAGAAATTGTCAATTCTATCCACGTTTGTCGCGACACCATCTATTTCTGGACCCATTCTCAGCCATCTGGGTGTCCAATGACTGCCATCCTCAACTCGATGTACAATTCTCTTGTATGTCGGTATGTCTATCTCCGTGTTACGAAAGGCACCACTTATCATTCGATGAGTGCTTTCCGGAAACATGTTGCCATGGTGGCTTATGGAGATGACAATCTTCTCAACATTTCTGATGAAATAGCTCCCTTATTCAATCAGAATTCGATGGCTGAAGCTTTCACTGAGTTGGGAATGACCTATACTGATGAAGCGAAGAGCGGTGAGGTTCTTCCTTGGAGAAGTTTAGATCAGGTCCAGTACCTCAAGAGAAATTTTGTTAGGAGCAAGATTGATGGACTATACAAGGCCCCTATGAAATTGGAAGCCGTACTTGAAATTGCCAACTGGATACGTGAGTGCGTTGACCATAAGGAAGCCTGTATAGAGAACGTCGAAACTGTTTGTTTCGAATTGAGTCTTCATCCGCGTGAGATCTTCGATTTGTGGACGTCACGTATCCGGATCGAGTGCGCAAACGCTTCACTTTTTCCTCAGATTCTGACCTATTACGAGTACGTTACTAACGAACAAGTGAAATATGGCCAGATTGTTGGAAAGACTGAAGCACTTGCGCAAGTAGCTGTTGTGAATGGGGCTTCTTCAAATGAGAGAAGGAAGGAGCAGCAAAGCCTGAATCACAATGGAACGGTGGAGGGTTTTAGCCCTATTGCTGGTTGTGTGCCACCTAAAATCCAGGCTAACCAGTCTCTCGTTTTCCACGGAGAGTCTAACTCGACTCCCAGAGTTTACAAAAACGAAAGAGTTGCTATGAACGAACAACAAATGAGCTCTCAGGAGCATGATCAAATCACCACTTTTGTGGATGATTCTCGTCTCATTTCCTACACCAAACCTTTTGTCAGTACACCTGA